ATGCTCCAACATTATCTGCAAACTTAAGTACAAACTCTCAAAATATTGTTGTATCAACAGGTTATGGTATTATTGATAGTAATAGTAATGAACAGATTAAATTTACAACTACTGCATCAGCTTCAAATGAAATAACAATTGCAAATGCTGCAACGGCTAATAATCCAGTTATTTCTGCAACAGGTAATGATACAAACATTGGTTTAACTTTAACTCCAAAAGGTATTGGAAGAGTTACGGCAAATGGTAATGCTAAAATATTTGGTGTTGCTGAAGGTGTAACAATTACAACAACTTTTCAAACAACTTTAAATTACGATACTAATACTCAAGCTGTTTATTTTGCAAACGTAGCAGCTAGTTCTAATTTTACAGTTAATTTAAGAGGAGATGCATCTAATGCATTAAATGCTTCTTTAAATACTGGTGAATCAGTTACTGTTGCTCTTTTAGCTAAAAATAATAACACAACATATTACAATAACGTAATTCAAATTGATGGAACAACTGTTACAGCAATCTGGCAAGGTGGATCTGCTCCAACAGGAGGAAATGCTTCGTCTACAGATGTATATTCATATACAGCAATTAAAACTGCAGCTTCAACTTACACAGTATTAGCAAGTCAAACACAATTTAAGTAGGAGGATAAGAAAGAATGCCTTTACAATCAACACGAGGAGCTGGCTCAGCAAAAGGATTTGGGTTTGGTGGTGGATCTAGTCCTATTTTAGTTGATTATTTAGTATTAGCAGGTGGTGGTGGAGGAGGAGGAAGACATACTGGCGAAGCATCTGCAGGTGGCGGAGGAGGAGGTCTTAGAACATCTTTTCCTGGGGGAACACAAATTACATTAGCAAAAGGACCTACTTCTATTACTGTAGGATCTGGAGGTGCTGGAGGTGGAGGTAATCCTCGTAATCCTGGAGTTAATGGAGGACAATCTATATTTAGTACAATTACATCAGACGGAGGTGGAGGAGGTGGAGCATCTCCTAGAGGTAATGGATCTCCTGGTGGAACAGGTGGTGGTGGATCAAATGATTTTGGAACAGGTGGAACAGGAAATGTCCCTCCTTATACACCAGTACAAGGATATAATGGTGGTGGAATAACATTTGGTGGACCTGGTTATCCTCCTCAAACAGGAGCTTCTGGAGGAGGTGGTGGAGCTGGTGGAGTAGGCGGAGATGGATATAATACTGGAAGTGGAACAGGTGGAATTGGAGTTACAAGTACAATTGGTGGAAACCCTGTAGGTTATGGTGGTGGAGGAGATGGTGGCGGAGGAGGATCTTCTTCTGGAGGAGGAAGTTTTCCTGGAGGTGCTGGAACTGCTGGCCAAGGAGGTGGTGGAGGAGGATTAGCTGGTGGTGGACCTGGTGGACAAAACGGAACATCAGGTGGAGGAGGAAGAGTTATTTTAAGAGCCCCTGCTGCAGCTGGACCAAGATTATCAGTTTCTCCAGCAACAAATACTAAAACTGTAAATCCAACATTTACTATATTAGATTTTACTGTTCCTGGGTCAGTAACAACAACATAATATTATGGCACATTTTGCAGAATTAGATAAAAATAATATAGTAATAAGTGTACAAAGAGCTTGTAATATTGATATTGCAAATAATGGAGGAGAATTATCAGAACAAGCTGCTCAACATTTTTCAACAATTACACCTTTATCAAAAGAAGGAATAAAATATGTTCAAACTTCATACAATAATAATTTTAGAAAAAAATATGCTGCCATAGGTGATTATTATGATCCAATAAAAGATAAATTTATAGGTAGACAACCCTATTCTACTTGGATATTAGATAATAATGATGATTGGCAACCTCCAATAGCAATTCCTACCCTTGAATATCAAAATAATCCAGTCTATGAATTAAATTGGAATAATTCTCTTTTAAGATGGGAAGGAAAAGATTATAATAAAAATTCAATAATTTGGGATCCAAATACATCATCTTGGTCTTAAAACAATAGACATAACTTTAAATATTTGATAATAAATATCTTATAAAGATATGAGATATTTAAATAATTTCTGGTATTTTCAATCTGTAATACCTCCAAAATTATGTGATGATATTATTACATTTGGAGAAAATGTAAGACAAGAACTAGCTTTAGTTGGAGAATTAGCAGATAAAAAACAACAAAATCCTAATATATCAATTTCAAAAAAAGAATTAAGAGATTTAAAAAAAGTTAGAGATTCTAATATAGCGTGGCTAAAAGAACCTTGGATTTATAAAGAAATACTTCCTTATGTTCAAATGGCAAATATTAATGCAGAATGGAATTTTCAATTTGACTATGCAGAAGCAATGCAATTCACAAAATATAAAATAAATCAATTCTATAATTGGCATTTTGATTCATTTATATCTCCTTATCAAAATTTAAAAGATGAAAATTATAATGGAAAAATAAGAAAATTATCAGTTACTGTTTCTTTGTCTGATCAAAAAGATTATGAGGGAGGTTCACTTGAATTTGATATACAACAAAAAAATGGAAAAAAAGATATTATTACATGTGATCAAATAGTTTCTAAAGGTTCTGTAATTGTTTTTCCTTCATTTATTTATCATAGAGTAAAACCAGTTACAAAAGGAACAAGGTATAGTTTGGTCATATGGTTTTTAGGTAAGCCTTACATTTAATGAAAATAATATTTATTAAAGATAAAAATTTAATTAAAAATTTAATTAAAGAATTAAAAAAAGGAATTAAAGAAAAAAACAATTTAAGTTACGCAACAAACGTTATTGCAAATATGACACGTTGGAATTATTTTTTAGAAGGTAATGCATTAAAATACTTTGATAAAGTAAAAAAATATATTCCAAATATTCATATTTTAGAAGCATGGGGAAATATTTATTCAAAAAATGATTTTACTAAAGAACATGATCATGTAGAAAAAATTAGTGGAATTTTATATTTAAATACACATCCTACTGGAACTTATTTTAATTCTATTGATAAAGAAATTACAGCAGAAGCAGGTAAAATAATATTATTTAATGGAAATGAATTACATTCTGTTAAAAAAATAAAATCTAATAAAAAAAGATATGTGATTGCTTTTAACGGAAGAAAAAAAGAAAATTTTGAATTAAATATATGAAAATAATAATCGTAGGGGGCGGATCTGCTGGATGGATGACAGCCTCTACTTTAATAAAAGAATTTCCAAAAAAAGACATAACTTTAATAGAATCTCCTAATATTCCAATAATTGGGGTGGGAGAAAGTACAATAGGAGGAATAAAATTATGGACTAATTATCTTGGTATTAAAAATGAAGATTTTTTAAATAAAGTAGATGGTTCAATTAAATTAAGTATAAAATTTACTGATTTTTATAAAAAAGGAGAAAGTTTTCATTATCCATTTGGTAAACCTTATATTGAAGAAAATATGGCACAATTAAATGATTGGTGGTTTAAAAAATTTCTATATCCAGAAACTCCTTATTCAAATTATGCAGATAGTCATTATCCACAAATGGCATTAGTAAATCAAAATAAATGTTTTTTAAATAAAAATAATGAAATACCATTTAATTTTGAAAGAGATACTGCCTATCATTTTGATGCTGTTAAATTTGGATTATGGTTAAAAGATAATTATGCATTACCAAGAGGAGTTAAACATATAAAAGAAGATATAAAATCAATAGAAAAAAATGAAAATGGAATTAAATCTTTAAATAATAAATATAAAGCAGATTTATTTATTGATTGCACTGGCTTTAAATCTTTATTACTAGGTGAGACTTTAAAAGAACCTTTTCAATCTTATACTGATTTATTGCCTAACAATTCGGCTTGGGCAACAAGAATACCTTATATAGATAAAGAAAAAGAATTGGTTGGCTATACAAATTGCACAGCTATAAAAAATGGTTGGGTATGGAATATACCATTATGGAGTAGAATTGGTACTGGATATGTTTACTCTGATAAATTTATAAACGATGAAGATGCTTTAATAGAATTTAAAGAATATTTAATGAAATCAGAACCATATAAATTAATACCTTGTGATAATTTAGAATTTAAAAATATTAAAATGAGGATAGGTATACATAATAGATTATTTGTTAAAAACGTATGTGCAATCGGACTATCTGCTGGATTTATAGAACCATTAGAAAGTAGTGGATTATTTACGGTTCATGAATTTTTAATGATTTTACTAAGAAACATAAAAAGAGATAAAATATCACAATGGGATAAAGATAATTTTACATTTCAATGTAAAAAATTATTTAGAAATTTTGCAGAATTTGTTGCATTACATTATGCTCTTTCTCATAGAGACGATACAGATTATTGGAAAGCAAATTTAAATAAAAATTGGGAAGAAAAATTAATAAATATAAACCCAAGTTTAATTAATGGAATGTTAACTGCTTCTTTTATAAGAAGCGATATAAATTTTTTTCCAGAAGATAATGGTTTACATTGTATAGCTGCGGGAATGCATTGGTCTCCAACTGATTTAACAAATATTATGTATAATAATAATAATTTTAATATTGACTTTTTTAAAGAAAAATGGCAAAAAAACATAGAAAAAATAAATGAAAGAAAAAAAAATTGGGATAAAAAAATAAAAAATAAAACAAGTTTATTTTCTTTCTTAAAAGAAAAATATTATGGATAATTTTAAAAAAAACAGTTTTGTAATATTAAATAATGTTATATCAAAAGATGTAACAAATTTTTGTACTTCTTATTTATCTTTAAAAAGAAGAGTAGCTAGAACTTTATTTGATACAAAATATTTTTCTCCTTTTACTACTCATTTTGGTGTATGGAATGATCCACAAGTACCTGAAACATATTCTCATTATTCAGATACAGCTATGGAAATTTTGTTACAAATTTTAAAACCAATAATGGAAAAAGTAACAAAAACAAATTTAATAGAAACTTATTCATATGTAAGAATATATAAAAAAGGAGATATTTTACATAAACATAAAGACAGAGAAAGCTGTGAAATATCTACTACATTAAATCTTGGTGGAGATTTATGGCCAATATATTTAAAATCTAAAAATAAAAAAGAAATAGAAGTAAATTTAAATCCGGGTGATATGCTTATTTATAAAGGATGTGATTTAGAACATTGGAGAAATCCATTTACTGGAAATGATTGTTATCAAGTTTTTTTACATTATAATAATTTAAAAGGAAAATTTTCAGAAATAAATAAATTTGATGGCAGACCTCATTTAGGTTTGCCGGGAGAATATAAAAAAGGAGGTTATTTTAATAAATAATATGAATGAAAAAGATCAAAAAATTATAGAATTAGAAGAACAGTTAAATTTAGAAATAGCAGTTAAAAAATCTGAAGTATTATTAAATAAAGAATTAAAAGAAAGAATTGAAAAATTAGAACTTCATATAGAAACATTAATTGAAATTAATGAAAATTATTCAAATATTATTGGAAGACTAAGAGCAAGATTAAAAGAATTAATAGTTAAGTAATGAATATTGAATATAAAAATAAATTAATTTTAAATTTAATTAAAATAGTAGAAGAAACAGATATAAATATAACAGAAGAAGAATTATTAAATTTATTACGTATAGAAAAAAGATGGCCAATAAATTATTTACATAACCAACCTTCTGTAGAAATAATATCTAATCTAGGACATGGAAAAAACCATTTTTTTAAAATAGATGGTTATTTAGATTTTAATAAATGGTTTGAATTTTATAAATTAGGTTTTACATCTATTATATCAAATGTATTAGATTTAAATGAATCCTTAAGAAATTTAAAAATTTTAATTGAAAAAGAATTAGGTAGTCCTATTAATGGTAATTTTTATTTTAGTTTACCAGGTAAAAAAGCAAGTTTTGATTTGCACAGTCATGAATATGATGTTATCGTTAAACAAATATATGGGGATTCAGAATGGATTATAGGAGATAAAAAATTTATTTTAAAATCTAAAAAAGTTGTTTATATTCCACTCCATACAGAACATGCTGTTATTTCTAAGGATAAAAAGAAGCTATCTTTAACATTAAATATAATATAAATATCTTTAAAAGATATTAATTTAATTAAAATCATGTATAATAGCGCGCTATGCCTTTACAGAAAATACAATTTAAGCCTGGATTTAATAAACAACAAACTGCAACCGGAGCCGAAGGGCAATGGATTGAAGGTGATAATATTAGATT